CGTAGTATGCGTCACTGGTAACCACGACCACGACGACCACGGCTTAATGATGTACAAGCCAGGGCGTGAGCAGCTTAGCTTCCCGCTTTACAACAGCTTGCAGTACATCACTGCCCGTGCTGGGTACCCCTGGGTCAAGTTCCAGATTCCAGAAGGTAGCTTTGCTATCGAATCCTTCTACGGTCAGTACGTTCTGTACGAACACGGCGTGGGCGTCAGCGTTACTGAGTCCAGCATGAAGTCTCACAAGGTCAAGCGCTCTGAGCAAGTCCAGCGACACCTTACTTACTTCCGAATGGGCGACAAGCACAACGTCAGCACGTTCAATGCAGGTCAGTACGTAGTCAACGGGGCGTTCTTCGGCACCGACCGTCGCGGTGAGGAGTACAGTGGTATCGCTGGGTTCTCTGGACTGCCTGCACAATGGATCGGATTCCATGTGCCCCGCTCAGACAGTCGCTTCACGCTCTACGATAGCTTCTGTATCCAACTTGACCATGTGGTGGAGGTATAACTATGACCATTCCTAAGATCATCGGCTTCACTGGCCCCGCTGGTTCTGGTAAAGACGAAGCAGCTAGCACCTTACAGACTGCGCTTGAGGCTCTTGGCAAGCGCGTGGTACTTACCAGCTTCGCCCACCCTATCCGGGAGATTGCCCGTAAGGTGGGTCTTGATCCCTACAACCGAGAACGCAAAGAGGTTGAGGTATCCCTCCGGTACTCACACTTTGAGTTGCAGCTTATCGAAGCTGTCGTCTATGAGCTAGGCGACGTGGTAGGTGAGGAGTCACTCGCTGACCTATACGCCACGTTCGTTACCGTGCTACGTGACCAGAAGTATTTAGTCACCAAGCGCCAAGACATTCTGACGGTTAGCCCGCGCCGATTCTGTCAGCTTCTCGGTACAGAGGGTGGCCGTGCGGTTCGTCAGAGCTTCTGGAACGACGTTCTCGTTGCCCGCGTAAAACGGTTCGGCACTCAATCGCATCCGCTCAGTCAGCGCCGTTGGCCCCCTGCTGCGGACATTGTGCTGGTGACCGATGTGCGCTTCCCTGACGAGACGCTTCCGGTGGATACCCTGATCGCCATTGACCGCCCTGGTGTGGCCCCGGTAGCAGGCCATGACTCAGAGAGCCACTACGGTACGCTGTTCAACAAAGCGGACTACAAGCTAGTAAACGATGGCACCCTGGCTGAGTTCCAGGAAGCTGTAGCTAAACTTGCAGAGGACTTCCAATGAGCTTCGTACTCCCTAAGCGCACTCACTTAGTACAGAAAGCGATTGACCCAAGCAAACTGAGCAAGAAGGCTGCGGCTGACTTGCTTGTGGACGGTCAGCCCCGGCCTGAGCTGTACTTCTACCAACGCAAGTACGATGGTTGCCACGTTATCATAGTCCGTACTCACGAAGGCGAGGTACTCAAGTTCAGCCGAGACGGCAAGCCAGTCAACAGCCTTGGGCACCTGGACAAGAGCCTAGTTAACTTGACGGCTGGCGTGTACTTCGCTGAGGCTTGGTTCCCTGGTGCGGAGCATCGCGTAATCAACGGAACCTTCCGTAGGTCAGTAGCTCAGCCGGAGCTTGAGCTACGGTTCTTCGATGTAGTCTCAATTGAGGGATTCCAGAAGGGTGTAGAGCACGCTCCCTATGGAGAGCGGCGGCAGGTTCTTGAGGGAATCCTGTATCGTTCCTGCAAGACAGAGCCTCGCATCATAATTGCACATAACTGCTATAGCTGGGAGGCCGCTGACCTTGCGGCGCATCCTACTGACGCTTACGATGGTGCGGTTGCCTGGAACAAGCTGGCCCCTTGGGAGGCTGGCTCAGGTCGCAGCGGTGCGGCTATCAAGATCAAGAACATCGTGGACTTAGACCTTGAGGTTCTGCATGTCTACGAAGGAGAGGGTAAACATGCAGGCAGACTCGGTGCTATTGGCGTTCGATTTGCTGGTGATACTGTACTTCGTGTGGGTACTGGATTCTCCGACCTAGAACGAGAGGCTTGGTGGCGCGACCCTTACGACATTGTTGGCCGCATCGTTCGTGTAGTAGGGATGAAGGACAGCGGCAAGGGCAGTATCCGTGAGCCTCGCTTCAAGGGCATTCGCTGGGACAAGACGGAGGCCGATCACTAATGCCTACTGCTATTGTTTACTCTGCGGCAGGGTGTCAGCCCTGTCGCCTTACCAAGCTGCTGTGCGAAGCGGCAGGCTACAAAGTGATAGACTGCCCTGTTGACCAGGAAGACAAACGACACAACTGGCGTATTGAGTACGATACACACTTCCCAGATAGCCGAGCCTTGCCGGGAGTCTGTGTCTACGACGATGACGACCAGCAAATCGCCAAGTGGACAGGTATGCGACCTGACCTTATAGAACAGCACCGAGGGTAGAATGAAGCAGACTCAACGCGAACTTGAGCTGGACATGATCCAGATTGGTAAAGATTACTCTGAGAAGATGTACCAGGACGCGGAGGAGAAAGGTCGCTCCAGTAGTAACCCTTATGCCAGTGCGATCCATCGACGCTTTGTTGAGCCGTTGAGTAAGCTCCTGGCTGCGCGGTACACTGGCGTACCTAAGAAGCGCGGGCCAACCTCGGCGGTAATCAAGCTGCTCGATGGGCTTGACCCGCTGGTTACTGCTTACGTAGCAGTGCGTACCATGATGAACCACATCATCCCTAACCCTGACTCCAAGGGCACTCAGCTCTGCGGTCTTATCGGCTCCTCTGTGTACGCAGAGGCTTTGCTCCGTAACTTTGAGGACTTAAAGCCTAGCCTGTTCCATGCCTTGACCCGTGATCTTGCCCGTAAAATGAGCAAGAGTGAGCGGCACCGGATCAACGTCTTCAAGCATGAGGCAAAGCACCACAACATCGACTTGATCGAGTGGTCTAGTTCTGATCGGGTCTTGGTCGGCAAGGCTATCGTTCGTGAAATGGTAGACCTTGAGCTGCTGACCGAGCGCACCGTCGCCCTTAACGGCCAAAGCGTTCTGCTGTACGACTTGCATCCTGGTATTCGTAAGCTCCTAGACAATATCAAGGAGTTCGTAGCGGTCACTCAGCCCATGAAGATGCCGTGCGTTGAGCCACCTAAGCCGTGGGTCAATGCCAATGATGGCGGCTGGCACACCCAGGAGATGCGCCGAGTCAGTCCGACCTGCTTCACTGCTGAGTCCTTCGTACCTGACGGCGACGTACCGCAGCGTGTACTCGATACGCTTAACCACCTCCAGTCTACCGAGTGGCGAATCAACAACAAGCTGCTTACCGCTGTCCGTAACGTGTCCAAGCACTTCGATGTGGGTGAGGTACTAAGCAACGCTGAGCTGCCCCGGCCACCTAAGCCGCTGTGGCTAGTGGACGGTATGACCAAGGACGATATGAACGAGTGGGAGCGGGCAGAGTTCCGGTCTTGGTGCCGTGCTGTAGCTGACTGGCACACTGAGAAGCAAACCAACAGCACTAAGTGGGGCCGCTTCTACGAGGCTATGCGTGTCGCTTCCCGTATGTCCGAATACGATAAGATTTACTTCGTATGGCAGATGGATTATCGTGGTCGTTGCTATGCTCAGTCCCGTGGTGTCAGCCCTCAAGGTAGCGATTTGCAGAAGGCTCTGCTTGAGTTTGGCAAAGGCACCTTAATTAACAGCAGCCCGGACTCAGTTCGTTGGTTCAAAATCAACGGAGCTAACCGCTACGGATACGACAGCGCTGAGCTTGACGAGCGTGTTAAATGGGTAGATGCACACTCACGTAACATCCTGGATATGGCCCGCGACCCGATCAGCCATCGTGATTGGACTAATGCCGACAAGCCGTTTCAGTTCCTCGCGTGGTGCTTTGAGTACGCTGACTTCGTTGCCTTCCCTGACGTAGCCAAGACTCGCCTTGCCGTAGGTCTTGACGGTTCATGTAACGGATTGCAGCACTTCTCTGCAATGACCCGTGACCCGGTGGGTGGTGCTGCCACTAACCTATTACCGGGTAAGCGCCAAGACATTTACGGGATCGTGGCCTTGCGGCTCATTGAGATTCTTCGTGAGTCAGACGAAGACGAGTGGCGTGACCAATGGCTCAGGCACGGCATCACCCGCAAGCTGACCAAGCGCTCAGTGATGACGCTGCCCTATGGCTCCACCCGATTCTCTTGCTCGGACTTCATCCAGAAGGACTACATGCAGCTCGGCTTGGCCCCGGAGTTCTCACGCGAGGACTACAATGCCGCTGCAACGTGGCTATCCTTCCGTCTGTGGGCCGCAATCGGTGAAGTAGTAGTACGGGGGCAGTCAGCAATGGCGTGGCTCCAGAAGGCTGCTAGGGCCGTTATAGAGCAAGGCAAAGACGAGATCACTTGGCGCACTCCGATGGGCCTAAAGGTTCGTCAGCGGTACGCCGCCCATGAAATGCTACGCTTGGTATCCAGGCTGCACGGCTCAGTGCGAGTCAAGCTCACCATCAAGGAGGCCAACGAGGATCAGGTGGACGGACGCCGACACATTCTAGGCATCGCCCCTAACTTCGTGCATAGCCTGGATGCAGCCCACATGCAGGCCGTAATAGAGCGCTGTAAGGCCGTTGGCATCGACGCCCTTGCCATGATTCACGATGACTACGGAACGACCTCAGACCGCACCCAGGAGCTTTACACGATCATCCGCGAGACGTTCGTGGAGATGTACGAGAACAACCGCCCGATGCACGACTTCGCAGCGCGGCACGACTTACCGGAACCGGAGGGCGAAGGTGACTTAGATATACGTAAGGTACTGGAATCCGAGCATTTCTTCTCCTGATGTAAACTGCTACCCTAACAGAGAATACTATGGCTACTGAAAAGAACATCGATCATAACGCCAAGTCTGGTACACTGTACCGCCTGGACTCCGATCAGTACAAGGAGCTGGTTCGCCAGCTACCTAAGCCTATCCCTAGTGAGAATACTACGGATATTCAAGCAGGGTACTTGCTAGGTATTCAGCACGTACTTGCTAAGCTAAGAGAGGGATTTGTCATTGAATCTACTGATAGCTAATTCAAGGACTTACGAGGCTGCTGTATCTGTCTCAAAGGAAGGAAATCCCCTTGCTGTCATAAGAGAAGCTACAGAAAGTGAACGTAAATACATAGATGACATTATAGATAGTCATACTGATGTGTTCACTAAGAGACATACTAAGAAGGGACTTATACCTAAGAGTAGTATAGCTATAGGAAATTACATTAAGAATAACCTATGGTTGCTATTAGTAGATAATGAGTACCTAATAGGATTCTCTATAGAACAGCCTTGGTTCCTTGAAGAAGAAATACTAAACGAGGAGTTCGTACTTCATATCAGTAGAGGAGCAAGTTCGTTAAAGAATGCAGTGAACGCTCTGGTACAAGTAGGGCGTAACCTAGAAGTACAGCACGTTGCTGTTGGTACACTAGCAGCAGATAACCTATACCGGCACGAAGGACTTGCCTCGTTGTACGAGAAGCAAGGATTCACTAGACAAGCATACTCGCTTATGAGGAAACTATAATGGGTGCAGTAAAGAAGATTGGCCGCGCAATCGCTAAACCGTTTGAGTCAGCACTAGGCGGAGTCAAGGACATTATCGCTCCTGAGATTGATACTTCCGCTCAAGAAGCAGCAGCACGGGAGGCAGCCGAAGCTCAACGCCAAGCAGCAGAGCAACAAGCTCAGCAAGCTCGCTGGCAAGCAGAGGCAGCAGCTCAGCAGCAGGCCACTATGACACAGCGTGAGCAGCTCCAACAGTCCGCTGTAGAGAATCAGCCATTCGATGAAGGTGAGGCAGACATTCAAGTAGGTGACACTGGCGCTGAGTCACGGCGTCGTCGCAAACAGTTCTCTGCTTCTGGTACTTCCTCAAGCTCACCATCAATCAGAATTTAGGATAACCCATGCGAGACTTAACTGCCGATGCGCGGTTCACCTCGCTGGATAATAAACGGTCAACACGTAAGTCTCGCCTTGAGCATTACAGCGGGCTTACGTTGCCGTACCTTATGCCACCCGAGGCTCACCAAGACGGTGAGTACGAGTTGCGTACCGACCATCACTCTATTGGCGCTCAAGCGGTAAACCACTTAGCCAACAAAGTAGTGATCGGTTTATTCCAGCCAGGGTTCCCGTTCTTCAAGCTGGAGCTTGCTGAGAAAGAGAAGCAAGCCTTAGCGCAATCCGGTGTAACGCCGGACATTATCGAGCAGTCGTTATCCATCGGTGAGCGTAACGCTACGAAGCAACTAGCTAAGGGCCAAATCAGGCCACAGCTATTCGAGGCGGTTAAGCAGCTCATTGTTCTAGGTAACGCACTGCCTGTGTTCCACAAGCAAGACTTTGAGTTGATTAACTTCCGTGACTACGTGATTAAGCGTAGCCGTGATGGCGCTGTCTTAGAGATGGTAGTCCGTAACTGCACAACGTTCGGTGAGCTTGAGTCTGAGGCCCGCGAGGAGCTGGCTAAGACAGGGGCTTACAACGACCCTGAGACTAAGGTGACGCATTACTACTGGATTCTGCGTAACTCCAGTGGTAAGTACAACGTTACCCAATGGATCGACAAGACCAAGCTCAGCTCCTCGTTCGACTCAACCTACTCAAGCTACAGCGCGTTGCCTTGGCAGCCGCAGGCGTGGGTTCTTCCAGCAGGCTGGGACTACGGCGTTGGTTTGGTAGAGGAGTACGTTGGTGACCTAACGGCCATCACTGAATACGCTGAGTCGCTGTCAGACGGTGCGGCCATCGCATCGGTTTGGCGCTTCTTAGTTGATCCGTCAAGCCAAGTCCGGCCAGAGGATATTACAGAAGGTGAGAACGGCGATGCCTTACCGGGTACGCAGAGTGCTATCAGCATTCTACAAGCCGAGGTAGGCAACAACATGAGTACGGTGCAGGTCATACAGCAAGACGTGATCCAGCGCTTTAGTCGTGGCTTCTTGCTTATGTCCTCGGTCACTCGGGATGCTGAGCGAGTAACAGCCCAAGAGATTCGGACTCTAGCCAACGAGCTTGAGACTGGATTGGGTGGTGTGTACAGCCGTCTTGCTGTGTCCTTCCAAAGTCCCTTAGCTTACTTCTTACTGCGTAACGCTAAGGTAGACATTCAAGGCACCAAGATTGAACCTGTCATCCTGACTGGCTTCGATGCCCTGAGTCGTGCTGCTGAGTTAGAACGTGTGCAGTTATTCCTGCAAGACGTAGCCAACATCACCAGCTTACCTCCTCAGATTCAGGACTGGCTCAAGATCGGCCCGATCCTACGATCCCTAGCAGCTAACCGTCACCTAACGGCTGACGACTACGTGAACAACCAAGAGCAAGTGCAGCAAGCTCAACAGCAGCGCCAACTAGCGCTACAAGCTCAACAGTCACAAGAAGGAAATCCGAATGTTTAAGCTATTCTCCCGTGAAGTGTTCGATGCAGCAGGCGACGAAGGTGCAGCAGGTGGCGGTGGTGCCGCTCCGGCAGCGCCAGCAGCAGCTCCAGCCCCGGCCCCTGCGCCAGTTAAGGAGGCTACCCCTACCCAACCTACTGCCCAGCCCGAGCCGACCCCACAGGAGCCGGAGAAAGCCGAATACGAGCCTACTGGTGACCCGACCCTGGACTACGTTCTAGGCTACATCGGTGAGCAAGGCTTCGGTCAGGATCATCCTGCGGTGCAGGCCGCGTTCAACGGAGACTTCGCTCTGCTGGAAGTGGAGCTGGCGAAGAAGGGCGCACCGGGGGCCGATAAGATTCTGGCTATGGCCCAACGCTCCTATGAGCAAGCCCAAGGCCAGCAGAAAGAGCGCGATGCAGCTACAGGCCAAGCGCTGGTTGAGGTGGCTGGCTCCCTAGAGCAATGGGAATCGGTAGTTGGCTGGGCGCGTGAGAACGCTGACGATAGCGAGAAGGAAGCCATCAACGGACTGCTACAGCAAGGCGGCCTACAAGCAAAGATCGCAGCACGGTACTTGGTTGAGGCGTACAAAGTCAGCCAAGGCACCAGCTTCGAGGGTAAGCCCGCAGTAGCCGCTGGCGCTGCCCCGGCACAAGCCCCTGCAAGCAACGCACCGCTGACCCGAGCGCAGTTCGCAACCGAGGCTGAGAAGCTGTATCGTCAGTTTGGCGATGCGTACCAACAACGCCCGGAATATCAGCAACTTGTGTCCCGCCGCGCCCGATAGCAATTAACTGCTACCCTAACAGAGAAACACACCGCCTGTCCTAGTTGGGCAGGCTCAATCAAATAGAAGGAAATCACCACATGGCGATTACAGGTACTTGGAACGTAACTCGGCCCAACGCTAAGAACGCTGGCGCTGATCCGCTTGAGTTAGTAATTGAGGAGTTCAGCGGTATCGTAGAAGGTACGATCCAGCGACGCTCCGTTATGGAGGCATGGCTTCCGGTTCGCTCCGTTAAGGGCACCGCTACCGTAAGCAACTACGCAGTCGGTGAAGCGCAGCTTGGCAAGGTAGTTCCTGGAGAAGCACCGCCCGCTGCTAAGGCTGAGTTCAGCAAGCTGTCTCTAACCATTGATACTGTCGTCTACGCTCGTAACGCTCTGCCGTTGCTTGACGTATTCCAGACTAACTTCGATGCTCGTAAAGAGATCGGTCTTGAGCATGGTAAGAAGATCGCTAAGTTCAAGGATCAGTCATTCTTGATCCAGGCCGTCAAGGCTGCGCAGCTTACTCAGTCCCCGTTCGGTACTACTCCGGGCCACGGCACTGGTAACGTAGTCACCCTGGCTGCACAAGCTGACCGCTCTGATCCGGCTAAGCTGTACAGAGCGCTGTCTGACCTGTTCGTGTCGTTCGAGGAGCAAGACGTTGACCCGATTGCGGACAACCTTGTTATCTTCCTGCAACCCGGCGAGTATTACACTCTGTTGCAGTCAGAGCAACTGACCAACGGTGAGTACATCACTGCCGAAGGTAACAGCGTTAAGACCAAAGTTCTGTCCGCTTGGGGCGTACCAGTCATCAGCACCAACAACATCCCGAAAGGTGTAGTTGCTGACCACGAGCTAGGTACTGCGTTCAACGGCGACTTCACCAACGTAGTTGCTGTAGTGTTCTCTCCCCGCGCTCTGCTGTCTGGTGAGACTATCCCGCTTGAGTCCGATGTGTTCTACGATAAGATTTACAAGTCTTGGTTCGTAGACTCGCACCTGTCTTACAGCGTGACGCCGAACCGCCCAGAGTACGCTGGTGTTATCCTACAGCCCGCTATTTAATACTAACCCCGTCTGGCCCTTGGCTGGGCGGGGTTTATTTCGTTTGGAGATAGCCAATGCGTCTAGCAGAACTTGATGTAGTCAACGACTGCTTATCCACGATGGGCGAAGCTCCTCTCAACTCCATCCAAGCCGACCACCCTCTTGTTGCTAGCGCAATCAA